GGCTAAAATAAATACAAATATTAAAAATACCAAAAAAATGATTAAATAAATATACGGATAAATTTCATATAATATTAAATCGGTTACTGGCGAAAATATTCGCTTTACTTCATTTCTTACATCTTCTGTCTGCAATATGTCTAAACACTGTTTCAATAAAGAATTCGCATTCTTCATAATTATACTTATATAAATAAAATTATATGCTGATTTTTGCGTGTTTTACACTTTTTCACTTTTACACCTTTACACTTTTTGCGTGTTTTCTCTTTTTTATTTTTCTCTCATTTCAATAAATAATGAACGACATTATTGAGCCAACAATAGATTATGATTTTTCCAAACTTTATTTAGGCCCTCCTAGCACCATTCCCGGGGGCGCTTATTTTACACGAATTATGTATAGTAACAATAAACAATTGTATATACAAACACCTAAAAGTCTAACAAAACAAGGATTTGTTAAAAGCGGGATGAAGATTTATGTCGACCTCATGTTTGATAATAACGACACTGTTTTCATAAATTGGATTGAAAATTTAGAAACAAAGTGCCAAGAGCTAATCTTTAGCAAAGGTGATAATTGGTTTCAAACTAAGTTAGATAAAGATGACATTGAGACTGCATTCACGTCTCCTTTTAAAATTTATAAATCGGGAAAATATTATTTGCTAAGAGTTGCAGTGAAACCAACGGTGAAAATCTTCAATGATGATTCTAGCATAATTACTTTAGAAGAAATCTCAAGTGAGAAAACACTTATTTCTATTATTGAAATTCAAGGCATCAAATTTACATCCAGAAACTTTCAAATTGAAATGGAGTTAAAACAATCCATGGTTGTTAGTCCTGACCCATTTTTAGACGCATGTTTTATTAAAGCTCCTGTTAAAAATAAATCCACAAAAGAAGTTGTTAACGAACCCGATACAGATATTGATTTTGATACCAATTTAGAAGAAATTACTTCATTAACTATTAGCAATGATAATATAAAAACGGAAGACATACAAGCGAATACAGATTTACATGCGAATACAGATTTAGATTTAGATTTAGATTTAGATTTAGATTTAGATGTAGAAGATATTGATAAAAAAACAGAAATAAATACTAACATTAACTCAAAAACAACAGTTGAACCAATAAAAGACATGCACATTTTAGAAATTGACAATGAAAATATAGTTTTAGACATTGAAGATTTATCTCCTGAAATCGAAGACCTACATAGTTTGAAAGAAGTTGATTTGTCTAGCAGTTTAGTAAATAATTTAGAAAGTATCACTCTCAAAAAACCAAATCAAGTATATTATGAAATATATAAACAAGCAAGAGAAAAGGCAAAAGAAGCGAAAAAGGCTGCTATATTAGCATTTTTGGAAGCCAAAAATATTAAAAAAACATATATGTTGGATGATTTGGACGAAAGCGACGATGAGATGGATGATTTGGACGAAGATTCAAATTAATCATTTAATCATTTATATTTAGTCATTTATATTTAGTCTGTTTATATTTAGATAATTGTTTAGCCATTCTTTAATCCTTTAGCACAAATAATAAATAGAATAGCAAACTATTAATTAAACAATTAATTAATAATTTGAAAAATATTTTATCCCTAATTTTATATAATGAGTGATTCCTTTTCAAAAATCTTTAGTGACATTCAAAAGTTCGTCAAGGAAAATTGGGTTTTAACTATTCTTGTTTTAATTATCGGTGTTTATGGCTATAGATACTATATGATGAAAGGTGCTTACGGTTCTGACATGATGAGTGGTAACGACCAAGCTGCCTACAATAAGAAGCGCGATACTGGCTCTAACAGTGCTCAACCCGCTGAAGACATTGATGGCAGTGGAAATGAAAGTTTCGCTCCTGTCAGCGGTTCTCCTTCTAATGGTGGCATGCCTTCCGCTTGCAACAAGCCCAACATGCAAAATCCCGCCGATTTGTTGCCCAAGGATAACAACTCTCAATGGGCTCAACTTAACCCCACCGGCAAGGGGGACCTCGAAAATATCAACTTGTTGAAGGCTGGTTACCACATTGGTATTGATACTATCGGCCAAACGTTGCGCAATGCCAACTTGCAAATCCGTTCTGAACCCGCCAACCCGCAAGTGTCTGTTGGGCCATGGAATTTATCTAGCATTGAGCCAGACTTCATGAGAGTTCCGCTTGAGATTGGTCAGGGTTCTCAATAAAAAAATATTTTGTAACTTTAAAAATTAATTAATTCTTTATATTTTGTATTTTATATTTTACAAAGAAATAATCATATATAATTTGTTTTTCACTCATATAATAATGTTAAATAATTTGCATTATTATATTTAATTCATTTTTATTAATCGTATATAATATATGTTTAACAGAGATAGTTTATTATTTTATTTTATTTTAGCAGTTATCGTATTATTTTGTCTCAAAATATACAGCGAATCGGATGCATATAATTTAAAATGCATCATATCTAATGTAGACGGTGAAACTTATTGTGTAAGAGACCGCGCCAAATTGGAGCTCGCTGCGGACTTGTTAGCTGAAGTAAGTCAAAAATGTAAAGATTTGGTTATACATATGGGCAAAAAATATCCTGAAAATGAAGATGTCATACGATTAGTAGAAAAATTCAATCCTACTAAAATATCCGAGACGCTTCCTACTAGCGAATATACGGCATATAGCGAGAACAAGGGAGAAAAAATAGCCTTCTGTTTAAACACGACCAAAAAAGGCGATAAATTGATAGATATCAATACGCTTACGTTTGTCGCATTGCATGAGTTAGCACATATCATGACAATATCAGAAGGACATAAGCAAATATTTTGGCAGCATTTCAAATTTTTATTGGAAGAGGCCAAGGAAATTAATATTTATACACCGGTGGATTACAAGAAAAATCCAGAACCATATTGCGGAATGAAAATAACCGATAATCCTTTATACGATTTGGCTTAGATAGATGTTTCTTATTATCGTGTTTGAAAACAGATAATATTATACGAATTTAAATACATAATGTATTTACCAAAAGAGTTATTGCATATCATATTAGAATATGATGGAAGAATAAAATATAAAAATGGAGAGTATGTAAATATTATACATAAAAACGATAAAAGATATAATATTATTAAACCACTTATAGGTAAGAAAATGGAAATACTAAAACATGCTGATTTTCATAATTCTGGATTTTATTTTGAATTTGGGTTTGATATTTATAATGATGTTGGTTTAGCTTATGATTATAATTATTCTCGTGAAAATACATTTGAAATATGTTATTTTGATTTTAGAAATTATGGTATTAAACAAATTAGAACATATTTATAAATTGGACGTTTTGAATGAAGTAATTGGAGACCCTTAGGAACCAATAAATGTGGAGCAAAACCCAGAATATAGAAGTTTATTTATTATACTTTTTTTAAAGGTATAATATATATGTCACTATTTCCAATATTTAAAGTAAATAAATTAATAAATAAAGATGATACAGAGACAATCTATGTTTTTTGTGGGTCCAATTTAGATATAGATATAGATACAGATGTAGATATAGAAGACCTGAACGAATTATTCGAAAAAGACCCTTCTAATAAGACATTTCAAAATATTTTCGACAAGGATGAACTAGATAATATTCGAACCAATAAAATACCTGTAGATTTTTTAAAGCAGACAATACATATTGATGACAGTATTGGTATCATAAAACTTAAAATATTTGAAGCTTTGCGTCGCTCTGTATCGATGAGCGAAATATATCTGTTCTGTTTAAAGGATGAAAAACTCAATCCAATCACGGTATATCAAAATTTAACACAAAACGACCGGCTGCCACTAACTAAGGTGCGTTTAGAGCAAATTATCAAAAACATTTATGACGACGACGGTGAACCAATAGATTTTGAATTACCGAGAAAAGAAAAATATACATTTGACGATATTTTGAATTTAGACTTAACAGAAAGAAAGTATTTGATTGCAAAAAATTTAGGGCAAAAATTCATTTTTAATAATGAATATCCTTTTATTGCCAATCCATTTTATGTAACCGAATACGATGCATTATTAGAGCATTCCAGAAGAGAACTAACATCATTGAGCAATAGTTTATTGCTAGAATCATTTCCTATATTTAAAGACACGATATATCTTTGTGTAGCACCAGATGTTTTCTCATTAAAAACAGATGTTTCTATGGATTACATGTGTAAAATTTATTTCCCATTTTTATACCAAGAAAGCATTAATACATTAGAAAAATTAGATGACAGTCGCGATAAATTAATTGAAGAGACAACGAGCCGTTTGACACCAGATGTTGAGAAAGGATTTGAAAGCATAGATATGTTTTATAATATATTTAAAAACAAAGAGCAGTCAAAATATTTTTCAGAAAAGGGTAAAAATAAGGGTATTAAATTTATAAAAATAATTATGCATCCTGAATTTCAAATAAAAATACCAATCGACGTTATTTTCAAATTAATACATGCAACCAAAGAATTTCCATTAATTAAATTTAATCCGGAAACTCGTCAGGAAAATATTTATCGTTTATACACTGAGCAAATGACCGCGGATGGTAAAAAAATCCCCTTTTTAAATAAGGCCATCATTTTCAAATTAATAAAAAATATTGGAAAAGGTAGGTCTGTGGCCGTTTACACTAACATAATGTTCGAAGGCAATGAATATTTGTTTACATGCGAATTTTCAGACAATGGTTCCATCACAATATATCCATTAACGAATTTTGAAAAGGTTGTCTATATGGATGACAATTCTTTTGATAAAATAAATAGTATACTTAGTCTTGCAGTCAATCCATTAATTGAACAAATTAAACCCTTTTTTGAACAAAGCGGACTTGATATTCCCTTATTTACAACAATTAATTCTATAAATGTAGAAATCCGAGAAATAGTATATCAGACGGTATATTCCATATCTAAACCCATGGATGTAAATAATTATATTGGCTGCATTTCTAGTGCATTTACTGTTGAATCTGCTAATTTTAAACAAGGCATAGAAATGCGTTTTAAACGCGTTGCCAATTATAATAAAAAGGACAGTCAAGAAGCATTTATAATTGAAAAGATAGACCAGGGTTTTAAATTTGATGAAATTGTCGAAGAACTTGTGCAAAATTTTAATGACACAAATGATGAAATGGCAGCGGACTTAATTGCCAAAATACGCACTGAACTAGAAATTACTCGCGGTTCTAATAGAAGACGAACCCTCATGCTAAAAATAAATCCTGGTTTCAAAACGTATATTACCTTGGATTCTATTTTGAGCGAGATTACCGTAACCGTTGAAGGTATTAATGACATATTTTATTTGTATACGATTCCCGTTTATATTGATACGTTGGTTCGAATTACTCAAGACATGAAGAGCACACGTGTAGATTCTGCTTTAATTAATAAATTGTGCACCGGTAGTGAACTGAAAGATGCCGAATTTGACCAAATCACAGCTGTATCAGAGCAAAATATTAAAGGCAATCAAGTTCCTGATATTCA